ACCGAAGCCGGCGAGAACAAGTACCCGACCAGCGAGGAAGTGCCTTCCCTGCGGGTGGAGTCCTGGGCCGATGAGCTGGTGGAGATCAGCACCACCAGCTTCGCCGAGCTGTTCTCTGTGGTCGAGCTGCCGGAGTGGGTCTCCACCGAGGCGCTGGCTGACATCGAGAAAGTCATGGGTGCAGCGCGGACCATCTACGGTCGCGTGATGGGCGCGCAGTGGACAGACCTGCTGGGCAATGCCGGCGGCCTGGCCACCGCGTTGCTCGGCATGATCCCCAGTTTCGGCGGCAGCGCAGGCGGTAGCTCCGGTGGCGGTGGCTCTTCGGGTGGTGGCAAGCAGCCCGCCCTGCAGGCGGCGCGGATGTTCAGCCGCACCCCCAGGCCTGGCAACACCACGGCGCTGAGTAGCAAGGCGCGGCGCCAGGTGCTGACCAACCGCCGCGCGGTGCTCGATCTGGTCACGCGCGGCAGCATCGCCCAAGCGGCACGCGAGATCGTCGCTGTCGAGTCGCCTGTGTTCGATGACCTGATGCAGTGGCGGGATGAACTCACCGCAGTGGTGGACCGGGAGGTCGAGCGGCCGGCCGTCAAGCAGGCCGAGTTCGAGGCGCTGGCCGAGGTCCGTGCCGCTGTCGGCCAGTACGTGGCGAGCGAGGCGGTCACGGCCAGCCGCCTGCGCAGCTACACGCCACCCACCACGCTGCCGGCTGTGGTGCTGGCCTATGACCTGTACGGGGACGCTAGCCGCAGCAGCGAACTGGTAAGCCGTAACGGCGTGCGGCATCCCTCGTTCGTACCCCCAGACCCGCTGAAGGTGCTCACCGAATGACGACAGAGCGAGTGCGGCTGCTGGTCAACGGCCAGGGCCACGAGGGCTGGAAAGAGGTGCGCGGGTCGGCGGGTATCGAGCGCCAGGCCCGCGACTTCTCGCTGGTGGTGACCGACCGCTGGCCAGGCAATGACCTGGCGCGCCGCGTGGCCCCGGGCGATCTGTGCGAGGTCTGGTTCGGCACCGACAAGGTGCTCACCGGCTATGTGGATGCCACCCCGATCAGCTATGACGCCTCCCAGGTGGCGGTGGGCGTTAATGGCCGCAGCAAGACCGCCGACCTGGTGGACTGCTCGGCCATCCACTCCCCGGGCCAATGGCGAGGTGTGAGCGTGGAGCGCATTGCCGGCGAGCTGGCCGCGCCCTATGGCGTAGAGGTGGTAGCCACGGTGCCGACCGGCACGGTGCTGGAGCATCAGCTGGATCCCGGGGAGTCGGTCTTCGAGAGCATCGACCGGCTGCTGACTCAGAAGGCGCTGCTGGCCACCGACGATGCCGAGGGTCGGCAGGTGCTCACCCGCGCCGGCACGTTGCGGGCGAGCACCGCCCTGGTCACCGGGCAGAACGTGCTCAGCGCCTCCACCAGCCTGGACTTCAAAGAGCGCTTCTCCGAATACCGCTGCCGGGGCCAGCGCGCGGGCAGCGATACCGACTTCGGCGCCGCTGTGGCCGGGCAGGTGGCGAGCATCCCTGATCGCGGGGTGAGGCGCCGCCGGGTGCTCGACGTGCAATCGGACGGCCAGGGCGACCTGGCGGCCATGCGTGACCGGGTGCGCTGGGAGGCGGCCTACCGCGCCGGCCGCAGCTACCAGACCACCTACGTGGTGCAGGGCTGGCGGCAGGGCAACGGCCAGCTGTGGCTGCCCAACATGCGGGTGCGTGTGCGCGATTCCATCATCGGCTTCGATCTGGAAATGCTCATCGCCGAGGTGGACTACCTGCAGAACGAGAGCGGCACCACGGCATCCCTCACGGTGGCGCCCGTGGCGGCCTATGAGCTGCTGCCTGAGGTGCCCACGGCCAAGGGCAAGAAAAAGGCTGGCAGCAAGGGCGGCTTCGCCTTGGCCGAGGGGGAGACACTGGTGGAGTTCAAGCCATGAAAACGTTGAAGAGCCTGCAGCGGGGCTTGGGCAACCTGCTGGCCCGCGCGGTCCTCGGGGTGGCCAGCCAGAGCAAGCTGCAGCTGCTGCAGGTGCAGATCCTCGATGGCGAGGGGAAGGATGGCGTAGAGCTGTTCGAGCCCTACGGGCTCACCGGCTTCGCGCTGCCGGGCGCAGAGAGCGTGCTGGCCTTTCTCAGTGGCCACCGCAACCACGGCATTGCCCTGGTGCAAACGGATCGCCGCTACCGGCCAACGGACCTGCAGCCGGGCGAGGTGGCCGTGTTCAACCACGAGGGCACCCGCGTGGTGCTGCGCAACGGGGGCAAGGTGGAAGTGCAGGCGGCTACACAGGTGCACATCACCACCGGCAAGGTGCTGGTTGATGCGGATCTGGAGGTCCATGGCAACACGGTCTTCGTAGGAAGCGTGACGGCCAACGGCAAACGCATCGACGAGACCCACAAGCATGACCTGGTGAGCGGCGGCCAGACGGAGGATGTGGCATGAGCTTCGAGTTTCCGTTGGTCCTGGACGGCTCCGGCCGGCTGGTAGATGGCGCCCGCGAGAGTCGTCTGGCCCGCGCCGTCATCAGCAGCCTGTTCACTTGGGCGCGCGCCCGCGAGGGCGACGAGCTGCCTACCCCCGAGAGCCCGCGCATGGGCTTCTGGGGCGACAGCTATTCGCCGATCCAGGGCGACCGCTGGGGCTCCCGGCTCTGGCTGCTGGCCCGCGAGACGCTGACGGCCGCAACTGTCGCCAAAGCGCGCGACCTGGCGCAGGAGGCCTTGGCCTGGATGGTGGTCGATGGCGTGGCCAAGCGCGTCCAGGTCGAGACCGAGCGCGGCGGCATCGACCGATTGAACATGCGCATCCTGGTGGACGAGCCCGGTGGGGCGCGTCTGGAGATTCGTTTCGCTGACATCTGGGGGGCCGTCCGTGGCTGAGTCTCAATTTTCCAGGCCGGCTCTGCCGGTGCTCATCAACCGCATCCGCACCGATCTGCTCTCGCGGTTGGGGCAGATCGACCAGCTGCGCCGCGATGATGCCGAGGTTTATGCACGTGTCATGGCTGAGGGCCTGAATGGCCTCTACGGCTACCTGGACTGGCAGGCCACCCAATACCTGCCCGACCTGGCCGAGCAGGAGGGCGTCGAGCGCTGGGCCTCGATGCTGGGCGAGTGGTACACCGATGCCACGGCCGCGACGGGCTCCATTCCGGTGGTCGGTGTCATCGGCTCCAGCATCCCGCTCACCGCCCGCTGGCAGAGCCGTGCCGGTCTGCTCTACAAGCCCGTTGCCAGTGTTGTGCTCACCAGCAGCCCGCAACTGGTCGAGGTGCAGTGCGAGGTCACTGGCGTGGCCGGCAACCTGGAGGAGGGTGAAACGCTCACCCTCATCTCGCCGGTACCGGGCGTGCAGTCGCAGGCCGTGGTTCCGGAGACTGGCCTGCAGGGCGGTGACGATCAGGAGAAGGTGGAGGGCCTACGCGCCAAGGTGCTGCTGCGCCTGCGTGAGCCGCCGCAGGGTGGCAGCACGGCGGACTATCTGCGTTGGGCTTTGGCCGCTCACCCGTCCGTGACCCGGGCGTGGGTGTATCCGGCAGAGCAGGGGCCCAACACGGTGGTGATCCGGGTGGTCTGCGATGACCTGGACGACCCCATCCCCACCCCGCAGGTGGTCGCCGCGGTGCAGGCCTACATCGATCAGCGCCGCCCGGTGACGGCCTACGCCTTGGCGCTAGCGCCGGTCCCGAGTGCAGTGCCCTACACCATCGAGCTGGAGCCGGATACGCCGGAGGTGCGCGCCAGGGTTGCGAGTGCACTGGCGGATCTGCACCGCCGTGAGGCGGCGCCGGGCGGCACGCTCTACCGCTCCCGCATCAGTGAGGCCATCAGCCTGGCCGAGGGCGAGGGGCACCATGTGCTGAGCGTGCCTGCCGCTGATGTGGTCATGGCGGCCGGCCACTTCCCGGTCATGGGGGCAATCACATGGGCATGAGTGCTGCTGACTACCTGCAGCAGCTCCTTGCGCTGCTGCCCCCCGGTCCTGCCTGGGCGCCGGACCTGGCGCCATTCAGCGAGCCGCTGCTGGGCGCCGAGGGTAGCGAGCTGGCGGGCTGCCATGGCCGTGCGGATGCGCTGATGCTGGAGACGGACCCGCGCACCACCTACGAACTACTGCCCCGCTGGGAAGCTGTGTTGGGCCTGCCGGACGAATGCACGCTGCCGGGCGCAACCATCGGCGAGCGCCGCGCGTCGGTACTGGCCAAGTTCCTGGCCCGGGGCGCGCTCACGCCGGCCTACTTCATTGCCCTGGCCGAGAGCCTCGGCTACCCCGGCGCCACGATCACCACGTTCCGGCCCATGACCTGCGAAAGCGCCTGCGATGCAGGGCTGGACCCGGACCCGTGGAGTTCCGTCTGGATCCTCAACCTACCCGGCGGCGACCGCCGCCGCTACATGGATGCCGAATCGACGTGCGATGAGGCGCTGTCCACCTGGGGTGATACCACGGTGGAGTGCGTCATCAGCAAGCAGAGCCCGGCCCATACTGTTCTTCACTTCGCCTATGGAGATGCCTGATGCGTCGTATTGATACCCCGTCCGCTGCGCAGGATCTGTTCGGTCCCGGCAAGCATGGCTTCCGTAACGGCGACCCGGCCAATGCCGTGCTCGCCACTCGGCTGAATGCCGAGATCTTTAATGCGCTCCAGGAGGAGCTTGCGACCGTCGTAGAGAAAGCTGGCCTCGTGCTGGAGCCGGCAAATAATGCACAACTACTGCGAGCGATTCGAGGTGGCGTGAATACCTTGAGCGCATCTGGTGCTATGACGGCGGCACATGCTGGCTTGGTGTTGCTCGATGCATCTGGTGGTGCCCGTACGTTCACACTTCCGGATAGCGCCGTTGCTTTTGGTCCCTGTGACTATTTGCTGCGCAGAGTTGATGGCAGCACCAACGCTCTGGTTATCGCGGCAGCAGGTACCGACAAGTTGATGCTCGATGTCACTGCTAACCCGGCAGGTCAGGCAAGCACTGAGCTGCTGTTCGCAGGTGATTTCATGCGGCTACGCAGCGATGGTGCTGGGAAGTGGTGGTGTGTCGGTCAGGCTCAGCTGCCAGCGGGCATCGCCACTGGTCGGGTTGTATTCACCACCGTAGGCGTCACCAACTGGCCTGTGCCAGCTGTTCTCAGGAGCGGTCGCCGAATCCCAACTGGGAAAATCACTGGTGGAGGTGGCGGCGGCTCCAAGGTGTCTGGTGTCGTTGGAAATGGTGGCGGGGGTGGCGGGACAGCGATCGGCAGATTCTCTTTGGTTGGTGTTACTGAGGTGCCCGTAACCATCGGCGCTCCCGGACTTGGTGGTACAGGTTCGGCGCCGGTGGCTGGAGTGGCAGGAGGCGCAAGCTCCATTGGTACGTACCTATCAGCAACAGGAGGTGCCCCTGGGCTTGGTACGTCAGGCAAAGCGATTGGTGGAGTTGGTTCTGGTGGAGATTTGAACTTGCAAGGAGGCAGTGGAGCAGAATCGCAGGGTAACGGTAACGGAGGTGACTCCTATCTGGGGCAGGGCGGCCTTGGTCCCTCGAGTGGTTCTGGCGTGGGGAGCAGCGGCTACGGCTATGGCGCTGGCGGAGCAGGAAGCTCCGGGAACCAGGCAACTGGAAACGGAGTCCAGGGATACGGTGAGATCACATGGTAAAAATCTACCAATGGGGTAGCCGATATGGGGGCAATGATTGGTGCTTTGTTCGTCTCCCTGCTAACTACGCCGTAAGCAATCGGCCACATGAACTGGTCGTTCTCAATCATGGTAATGGTTGGGTAATGGACGGGACAGAGGCAAAGGCCAACTTCAGCGAGAAGACCCAGTTCGGGGTTGACGGCCAGAACGGCGGCACATACCGCGACGAAAGTCGGCCTGATTTTGTAAGGTATTCCTCGCCGCTAATTGAGGCTCTGCTCAAAAAAGGCTATGTCGTAGCTGGCGCTCAAAATGATGGTCAGCATTATGGTTTTTCAAATGCTGGTTACGGGAATGATGAAACACGCCAGAACGTAGTTGATTTTGTTGATCATCTACAGCGCTCCTTTAACTTGACTCGATATTGTCATTTTGTGGGTGCCAGTAACGGGGCTCTAGCTAGTCTAGGCGCCGCAATGTTGATGCCGCCCGGAGCAGTTCGATCAATCACACTTTTGTATCCCTTAGTTAGTCTTTCATACGCTTGGCTTAACTCTCATACCGATGGCGTTGATGCTGCTTATCCTGAAATTTCTCAAGCGACTATGGCGGGTTTTAACGAGGCGACAAGGGGTAATGATCCGCTCTCTTATATGGTTACTCGCTCTCAGCTTGTGTCGTGGACCAATGAATCGCTGATGCTTACTGACTCAATGTTGGCCGGCACTTTATATAAATCAACTTCTTTCCCTTGGCCGAGAATCTACGGTATCTACAGTTTGGATGATGTTGTGACGCCTGCTGTTGAGCATTGGGAGAAGTTGCGAAAGCTGCTGCTTCGCAGTTTTTGCAAAAATAAGGAGCTTCAGGTGGCCGGTGCGCATGGTAGTTGGCAGCACTTCGACGTGGGCAGCATATTGGAATGGATGGAGAGGTGACGTATGTGGGCTTTGATAGTGGGCGGCAAGGTATCCGAGCTGACGGACATTGACCCTAGTGGGCGTTATCACAGCAGCTTGGAGTGGGTTGAATGTACTGATAAAGTCCAGGTCGGCGATTTATTCGATGGAGCAGGTTTCGTAGCACCGGCTGTGGCGGTCCTTTCTGATGAGGAAGTCGATGCGCAGCGGCGGATGGCCTATGAGTCAGAAGCAGACCCTCTGCGGCTGCGCATCGAGGGTGATGCCATAGAGCATGGTAACCAGCCTGATCTGTCGGCGTGGATCGCCCTGAAGGCGGAGATCAGAGCGCGTTTCCCTAAGGCTGGTTGAGCCAGGAGGTGATAGCGCTGGTTTGGTCCAGGTGCGGCCAGCTACCGTGCTGGCCAGTCACTTGGATGCCTCTTGATTCGATCCCGAGCTTTTTCAGCTTTTCGCTGAATGGCAGCCAATGTATTTTCGCTGGCGTTACTGTGTCTTCGGAACTGTAGAAGCAAAGTATCGGAGGTAAAGGTGCGTTAAAGTCATCATTTAGTGGGTCGTGACCATTCATACTCTTGCCGTGATAAGCGTTTGCGACCTGGCTTGGGTGACTTACCTTGGCAGCATAATCTAGGTTTATAAGTGGGTAGAAGAGTGTCATAGATTCTACCGATCCAATTGGCATGAATCTCAGGGCATTGAGCGAGCCGATTGCCCCATTGCTGGCTGCAAAGAAGTGAACGCGCTCCTCGACGTTTAGTCGATGCTTCAGATGATTTGTGAAGCTAGCAATGTTTTTAGCTGTTTCCAGGTTCCCATATCCCGCGCTACCGTGCCCATAATGCTGTCCGTCATTTTGTGCGCCTGCGACCACGAAGCCCATAGCTAGTAGGTGCTCTATAAGTGGGTTTGAATATTTCCTGTAATCAGGTCTGGCGCTGAGCAGGTATATACCATTCCGCTGTTTGTCTACGCCGAACTGTGTTTTCTCGCTAAAGTTTGCCTTGGCCTCAGTCCCATCCATTATCCATCCGTTTCCATGGTTGAGAACGGCTAGCCTGTGAGGAGGGCCGGCCCAGCGGTAGTTCGCTGGGAGCCGAACAAAGCACCAGTCGTTTCCGCCGAAGCTGCTTCCCCATTTGTAAATAATTGGACGATGAGTCGGGCTGGATAGTGCGTGCTTTGGCAACAGCATAAGCGCCGCTGTCCCGATAATTAAAGATCTTCTATTAAGCATTTCGTCTGCTTCAGATGCCTTTTTGCAATTCGAGCAAATTCTAACACTTGCCAGTGTTCACCTGGCGATATGACCTAGCGGCCCGTCTCGAGCGGGCTTTTTTGTGCCTGGAGGAATCATGACCCCGAGAGAGGTTCGCAACGGCCCGGTGGCCGAGGCGCTGTTGCTGCTGCCCGCCAAGATGACTAGCCCTCAGGCCGAGCTGATGCTGCTGGCGATCGGTCTGCAGGAGTCCAAGTTCAAGTACCGCCGCCAGCATGGCAACGGCCCCGCGCGTTCGCTGTGGCAGGGGGAGCAGGGCGGCGGGATGGTCGCCGGCCTGCTCGGCTTCCATAACCAGGACGTGCAGGACCTGGCGCGCGGCCTGTGCGCCGTGCGTGGCGTGCCGGCCCAGCCGCGTGCCGTCTGGGAAGCGATCGAGCACGACGACGTGCTGGCGGCTGGCCTCGCTCGACTGCTGCTCTACACCGATCCGGCCAGGCTGCCGGGGCTGGGTGACGAGGAGGGCGCCTGGCAGCTGTATCTGCGCACCTGGCGCCCCGGAGCCTTCACCCGCGGCACCGCCCCGAAGCGCGCAGAGCTGCGGCAGAAGTGGGCGAAGTACTACGCCCAGGCGCTGGAGGTGGTGCGGTGATGGCGTGGGTGAGGATGGTCCCGCTGTGGGCCTGGCTGGTCGTTGTCCTTGGCCTGTGGACAGTGGTTGAGGAGCTGCGTCTGGCGAATCTTCGGGGCGAGCTGGTCGCCGAGCAGGCTGCGCACAGTGGCTACCGCGCCGAGGTGGCCGAGCGTGATCGCCGGGCGGCGGTGGCGGCTCTGGCTGAAACGAAGCGCCGCCAGGTGGCGGCCGAAGGGGTAGAGAAAGATGCTCAAGGGAAACTTGGTCAGGCGCAAGGCGATGCTGCTCGGGCTGGTGATGCTCTGCAGCGCCTGCAGCAACGATACGCAGAGTCTGAGCAGCGAGCCCGCCAGTGCGGTGATGCCATCACTGCCCAGCTCAGCGCGGCAGCAGAAGCCGGCGCCCGAATGCGTGCCGAGTTGCTCGGCCGGCTTGGAGCGGCTGCTGGACTCTATGCTGCTGCCGCCGACGACAACCGAGTGAGGGGGCAGGCCTGCGAGGCCTTCCACGATTCGCTCGGGCAATGAAAAGCCCCACGGGTTACGCCCGTGGGGCTTTTTTGTTTTCATGGTACGAATTTGGTACGCGATGTTTGTTGCTTGGCTGCTGGCTTAGTCCCGCATGGATGTTTCAGAAAATCTTACCAATCCATCATCGGTGCTACAGAAAATCTCCTACTCACCAAATGCTCAGGTTTTCCTAGGTTTTCCGCGGGTTTGGCCAACATCTGCTGCGTTCTCATTTGCTACGATTTGCTAAGGTTTTCGCTTGTTTTTGCAACGGCGTTGCAAAAATTTAGCAACACACAGCAGTTATGTAGCAAAAGTCATGGGCACAATTACTACTCGCAAGCGTAAAGACGGTTCTACGGCCTACACCGCACAGATCCGCATCATGAAAAAGGGCGTGACAGTTTATCAGGAAAGCCAAACCTTCGATCGCAAGGCCGGGGCACAAGCCTGGATCAAAAAGCGCGAGTCTGACTTGGCTGCGCCGGGCGCCATCGAGAAGGCAAACCGGAATGGGGTTACGGTCAAGGAGATGATTGATCTCTATCTGAAAGAGTACGAAAAGCTTCAGCCGCTAGGAAAAACCAAGCGTGCGACGCTGAAGGCAATCAGCGAGACGTGGCTGGGAAAGGTCGAAGACAAAGACATCACCAGCCAAGTGATAGTCGAGTACGCCATGCATCGAATGGAAAATGACGGAGTCCAGGCGCAGACGATAGGCAATGACCTTTCGCATTTGGGAGCGGTGCTTTCGGTTGCCAGGCCGGCATGGGGCTACGAAATTGATCCGATGGCGATGCCGGATGCCCGTCGTGTGCTTAAAAAAATGGGAGCTGTCACCAAGAGCAAGGAGCGGAGCCGTCGGCCGTCTGTGGATGAGCTGGATAAGATATTGAACTACTTCTGTTCAATGAGAGACCGTCGCCGGCAGGAAATCGATATGGTGCGCGCCGTTGGCTTTGCACTTTTCTCCACTCGGCGACAAGAGGAAATCACCCGCATACGCTGGGACGCGATGGATGAGGCCAAACAACTGGTTCTTATCACTGATATGAAGAATCCGGGGCAGAAGTATGGGAACGATGTTTGGTGCCACGTTCCGGATGAAGCTTGGAGTATTCTGCAGTCGATGCCCCGAGTTTCCGATTACGTGTTCCCCTACAACGCTCGTTCGATCTCTGCTTCGTTCACCAGGGCGTGTTTATTTCTTGAGATCGACGATTTGCACTTTCATGACTTGAGGCATGACGGTGTCAGCAGATTGTTTGAAATGGGATGGGACATTCCCAGAGTGGCGTCAGTCTCGGGGCATAGAGATTGGAATTCTTTACGGCGGTATACCCATTTGAGGGGCAATGGAGATCCCTACAAAAATTGGCCGTGGCTAGAGCGCATAGTGAGCGGTCCCGTTATCGAGGCTCAGGCGCGGTTACGGCGAGCGCCGTGACCCTCTTCCCATAAGTTTTTCGTGCTCTATCTTCGCTTTTTGGTGTTGCGCATCGAGGTAGGCTGCAAGGTCATTCAAGTGGATGCCTCGGGCCGCCTTCTGGCTTTTCTCGATCGCGACTAAGGGCAGATCAATGTCACCTGCTGCAATCTTCATTTTCAGCTTTTCGGGTGTCAGGTGGCTGAAATAGTCGGCGCACACACGTTCAAGTGGAATAATCGCCATACCATCGTACTGGGCTAGTAATAGAAAAGCGGTGTTCATCGCTGTACTCCAGCGAGTTTTTTGCTTTGGTGGGGGAGTGCAGCCAGACAGCGTTGTGTGAGGTTCGCAGTTGCCTCCACGCAGGCGACTGACCGTTGTTCCTTTCCCATGAGTTGTTGCTCGGCTCGTTGAGGATTCTTGATCCATCTTGAGCGCTTTAATTTTCCTTAGGAGGGCAGTTCGTGCCCTAAACAGGGTCAGTGCTACCTCCGCAACCATTACGGAAAATGAGGAGCTTGCAGTTTGACTGGCAGGGATATGGTCGGAGGGCGTTCAACTCTTAGGAGTCCTCTGTATGACCAGTTCAACCTGCGGTACCTCCTCGGAAATCAGCATGCCAGCAGAGCAGCTTGATAGCTTGGCGGAGATTTTCTTCGAAGCGAAATGTGCCGGTTTGGTCCGGGTGCCACTGTCCCTGTTCCTCACGGATCCGTTGGGTCATCTAAGCAGCGAGTGCGGTGTCATTGATGCGCAAGTGTCAATTTTTGAGGGAGAGCACTTC